AATCAGGCCTAGAGCTTTACGTAGAGACTAAGTTTGAGAACTCAGAGTTTGATTATAGAATCACTCAGGGTCCCGTGGTGTGTGTACCCTTTAAGTACGATACTGGCGTTGAGATAGGGGACACCCTCTACTTTCACCACCTCGTTGTTATGCAGGAAGGTCAGGTGCTTACTGGTGAAGACAACCACTACTTCGTTCAGTACGGAGAAGAAGCTTTGGGCAACCAGGCTATAGCATACAAGAGTAAGAAGACAGGCGAAGTAAAGTGCCTCGGCGGTTGGTGTTTGCTGGATAGCGTAGAGGAAACGGGCCTTGACTCCGACACCATTGAGATTGTCTCTACTCAAGAGACGCTACCTACAAAGGGGCGCGTTGTTTACACATGCGACGAAGCAGTAGACATGGGGCTCAAGAAGGGAGACGTGGTGGGCTTTAAGCAAAACAGAGACTACCGCATCAAGATTGACGACGTGGAGATGTATCGAACCAGGGCTCAAGACTTACTGTATGTCGAAGAAGAAGTTTGACACGGTAGGCGCCGCTAAAAGGCTCATGGCTTCTATGGAGGCGGCGATAGACAATATGATTGACGAAATCAAGAAGCCTGTTGATCCAGAGATCAACGGTAGCGCACGCAAGGCAGAGCTACAGTCTATTAAGCAGACAGCTACGGATTGTAAGGAGCTAATCGTTGAAAGACAGCGATTGGAGCAAATGATTAAAGACCTGCAGACAGATGGAGGAATTGAACAAGCAAAAGACTACAGCGGAGGTTTCGCTGAAAGATTCTCTAAATGATTGGAAAGAAATAGTATGGCAATACAATAAAACAGATTACAAGTTCTGGGAGGATTCCTGGAACGAGCTAGAAGATTGATTTGTTGGTTTTTCGTCAGGCGGCCCTCTACGTATTGTGGGTTTATCAACTGGGACGTAGTTCAGTTGGTTAGAGCGTCTGTCTTATACACAGGAAGTCGTGGGTTCAAGTCCCACCGTCCCAACAATTTGTTATATTTGCTCCATGAGACTCAAACGCGACTACAAGAAGGAGTATGCTCGGTACGGAAAAAAGCTTAAGGCTAAGAGGTACAGGGCTAAGCTCAACGCTATAGGTAGGCGCCTTGGTACTTATGGGAATGGAGATAATATCGACAATGCACATACGGGTCGTTCTGACAAAACCAAACCCCAACATCAATCTAAAAACAGAGCTAAGAAGACTGGACCTAAGCACAGTGTTTGACGGCATGCACTCGTAGCTCAACTGGATAGAGCATCGCCCTTCTAAGGCGAGGGTTCGGGGTTCGAGTCCCTGCGGGTGTACTAAATTTAATTCAATGGCTAGTTACAAATGTCCCTGCGGGGAGACCAAAGAAGCCACAGGCGTCCGCATTAGGTTTGTAGACGGAAAGGCTCAACACGACGTTCTATGTTCTTGTGGTAAACACATGGAGCTTGCTAACCCCAAAACAGGCGCCCCAAGCTTTAGAAGCAATCGCTGGGGTCAAGTATTCTAATGCAAGACTTTCTGGACTTCATGCAGGAGGTAGCGGGGTTCTACAATGCCTTTGGCACCGAAAATAAGACATACGACTACGATGGAGATGGTGTGGTTACTGTTCTTGACTGGCTACAGTTTTTGTCTAATCAACCTTGGTTTTGAGTGGGCTAATACAAAATAAAGACTACGATGGGGATATTGTCTCAATTTGCCCCCAGGGTACGCAAGGTGAAATTATCCAGCTTGGTGATCTACTCATTGCACTTCCCGCTAAGCCTCCCAAAAAGAAAATTGAGGGACATGAAAGGTCAAAGCTCATGCAGCTGTGGGAAAGGACTCCTATGCCAGAGGAAATGTCTAGGATTAAGAGTATGGATGAGTGGGCCGAGATGCCCAGAGAGTTCAGAGAAAGGTTTCGTCCGTATGTCGAGGAGGAGTTTAGACGTAGGCGTGAGGGCTTTTGGTTCTATAACAACGGTGTCCCTACGTATATTACGGGTAGGCACTATATGATGCTTCAGTGGACCAAGATGGATATAGGATATCCTGACTATCTTGCGTTCCAACGTGAAATATTTCTACACATGGCTGCGTGCGAAGCTGATCCCCGTTGTATCGGTCAGCTATATACTAAGTGTCGCCGTTCTGGGTATACTAATATCTGTTCCGCTGTTCTCGTTGATGAGGCTTCTCAAGTTAAGGAGAAGCTTTTGGGCATACAGTCTAAAACTGGTAAAGACGCTCAGGAAAACATCTTCATGAAAAAGGTGGTGCAGATGTTCCGCAGCTACCCATTCTTCTTCAAGCCTATTCAAGACGGAACCACGAACCCTCGTATGGAGCTGGCATTCCGTGAGCCCAGCAAGAGGATTACAAAAAACAACAAGACATCACACAAGGGCGAGGCTCTGAACACTGTAATTAACTGGAAAAACACAACCAACAATGCGTATGACGGGGAGAAGCTCCACATACTGTATTTAGATGAGGCAGGAAAATGGGAAAAACCTACAGACATAAGGGACGCCTGGAGGATTCAACGGACGTGTTTGATCGTCGGGCGAAAAATCGTAGGAAAAGCACTGGTCGGAAGCACCGTAAATCCAATGGACAAGGGTGGGAGGGAGTACAAGGAGCTGTGGAGAGATTCGAATCCGAGCGAGAGGAACGCCAACGGTAGAACAATATCAGGGCTGTACCGCCTATTCATTCCAGCGCATCAGTCCTTAGAGGGATTCTTCGACAAGTACGGAGACGCTGTGTCCAACGACCCACCTAAGCCTGTTGACGGTATAGACGGGGAGCCCATAAACATAGGGGCTAAGACTTACCTCAAGAACGAAAGGGACTCTTTGAAGAATGACGCTTCTGAGCTAAATGAGGTTACAAGGCAGTTTCCCTTTACTACAGACGAGGCCTTTCGAGACAGTATTGATGGAAGCCTTTTTAACGTGGGTAAGATATACGAGCAGATACAATACAATGACGATCTATTCCCGAACCCCGTAGTCATAGGTAACTTTGTGTGGAGGGGCGGGGTGCAGGACTCAGAGGTTGTGTTTTCTCCAGATCCTACGGGAAGGTTTAGGATTGCGTGGATGCCACCTCCTGAGCTTAGAAATATTAAGAAAGAAGAACGTGGGCAGAGGGTGCCACCGCACCAGGCACTAGGCGTTGGAGGTGTTGACTCTTATGACCTTGACGCTACAGTAGATGGCAGAGGGTCAAAAGGTGCGTTGCACCTGTACAATAAGTTTCACATGGAGCACCCCTCCAATATGTTTGTTCTTGAATACGCATCTAGACCACCACTAGCCAAGATATTCTACGAGGATGTTCTTATGGCTGCTGTATTCTATGGGTACCCACTTTTGATAGAGAACAACAAGTATGGTATAGCTAGGTATTTCGAAACGAGGGGGTATGACGGATACCTTATGGACAGGCCTTCACACCTAAGCAGCGGGTCATCATCAGTAAAAGTCAAGACAAAGGGTATACCTTCAAACTCACAAGACGTAATACAATCTCACGCTCAGGCTATCGAGGCTTATGTTCACGACCACGTCGGCATAAACAGAGATACAGGCGAGTTTGGATCTATGTATCTTAACCGAACGCTAGAGGATTGGATTGGATTTAAGATTACGGACAGGACAAAGTTTGACCTTACGATATCCTCTGGCTTGGCTCTTTTGGCCGCGCAAAAGTCAAAACCCAAAGAGGTGTCTAACTTCTCTGAGGCTAAGTTCTTTAGAAGGTATAAGACTATCGGCTGATTTGTTATATTTGCATCAATAATTACTGTAGATGTACAATACCTCAAAGACTAATCAGTCATTTCCTGATCCCCTAGCGCCAGCGGAAAAGAAGGCAGATAAGAGGTACGGATTGATGTACGCCAAGGCTATAGAGTCGCAGTGGCGTGGTGCAGGAGACAAAAACGGTCTCCAGAAGAAGAGAAGAAAGATATTCGAAAGAAACAGAAAGTATGCTATAGGTATACAAGACACCTCTATATACAAGAGGCTCTTGAATAGCCTAGACCCTAACTCGGGTGACGGCAGCTTGATGAATATGGACTACACGCCAGTGCCCGTACTGCCTAAGTTCGTGAGAGTCGTAGTAAACAAAATTCTCTCTAAGAATCCTTACCCTAACCTTGAAGCTATAGATCCCTTTTCTTCTTCTGAGAAGAACAACGAGAAGCGTAGAATCAAAAATCAGGTAGAGCTCAGAGACGAGCTAAAGAAGCTTAAAGAAACTACAGGTGGTCTTGTCCTTGGCGACGACCCCGATAAGTTGCCCGAAACTATGGAGGAGGCAGAAATCTACCTCGATAGTAACATCAAGACCGATGCGGAGATATCTGCACAAATTGCTACCAACCTCACGTTGTCTTGGAACAACTTCAATGACGGAACGTTTAGACGCTGCGTCAATGACCTCGTAGCCCTGGGTATGTCTGTGGTGAAGAGGTCCAACGACCCCAACTACGGCATCAAGGTAGAGTATGTAGATCCGTCTAGGTTTGTTCATAGCTATACAGAAGACCCTTCTTTTGACGATATTCTCTATGCGGGTCACGTTAAGACAGTCAGTATCGCTGAGCTTAAAAGAATGGCGGGCGGGGAGCTGGAAGAAGAAGACTTTGAGAAAATTGCTAAAAAAGCGAAGGGTAAGTCCAGCTACACAAGAACGACACAGTACGACGACTTCACGGATAGAACGGCTTACGAGTATGACGAGTACTCCCTAGACATCATGGAGTTTGAGTTTAAGTCTGTTGATAAGATGCACTTCGAGGAGAAGGAAAATAGACATGGAAACGTAAACTTCTTCTATCAAGGTTTTGACTACACAGAGAAGGAGAACAGTGTGTTCTCAAGAAAGCCTCACTGCATGGCTATCGAATGCGTGTATAAAGGCATCTATGTATTGGGTACTGATCACGTCATCGGTTACGGCAAAAGAACCAACGTACCTAAGAATGTACACGACTTGAGTAAGGCAACTTTGTCTTACTCTGTTGTCGCTACAAACATCAATCGCTTGATGCCTAAGTCTATGGTAGACAGCTGTGTAGGCTTTGCCGACATGCTTCAGCTGACTCACCTTAAGATACAGCAATCTATAGCTAAGGCTAAGCCCGATGGCTTGATTATTGATATTGAGGGGTTGGAGAACGTACAGCTCGGCAAGGGTGGAGAGTTGCAGCCACTGGAGTTGCACGATATCTACGAGCAAACTGGTGTCTTCTACTATAGAAGCAAGAACCCAGAGGGAGGCTTCCAAAACCCTCCAGTTCGTGAGATAGGCAACAGCATAAGAAACATCAACGAGCTCATAGGTCTATACAATCACTACCTGAGAATGATCAGGGATACGACGGGTATCAACGAGGCCATGGACTCTAGCTCTCCCAAGGGAGACGCCCTGGTGGGTGTGCGAGAACAAGCAATCGCAGCGGGCAACAACGCTATCTACGATATTACCAATGCCTCTATGATACTCTACAAGAAGGTTTGTAGTGACGTGGTAAAGTGTTTGCAGATCCTTCCCGAGGAGTCCGTCATATTCAAGTCTTATGAGAACGCCATAGGTAAGGAAAACATGGAGGCCCTTTCTTCATTCAAAGACCTTCCCATGTTTAACTTCGGGGTGCAGGTGGTGAAAGAGATGGAGTCTGCAGATAAGCAGTACCTGGAGCAGAGCATACAGGTGGCTTTGGGACAGAAAGAGATAGACCTCGAAGACGCCCTGTTGGTGCGTAACATAAAGGATGTCAATCAGGCGGAGAGACTCTTAATGGTCAAGAGAAAGAATCGTCAGAAGGAGCAACAGAAGATAGCTCAGCAGAACTCTCAGCAGCAGTCGCAGGTAGCTCAGCAGGCCGCACAAACCGCAGCACAGGCTAAGCAGCAAGAGATACAGATGGAGG